AAGGCGAAGACTATCGTGTTGTCGGTGCTGGATATCGTTGTCAAGGTAGACTGAAGACTGATATTAAGTCTAAGTATAGCCTTGATAATCCTGAAGACGTAAAAAAATTATTTGGAGCATAAGATGCAACGCCTTTCATCATTTTTGACTGAAGATAAGAACACTCACATGGAGCACCTCGAAGACAACTTGCTAAACGCAGGTGTTGACGGAGCAAGACAGTCTATAAACTATCTACGATCTCTACGTGATATGTTGGCAGGTAAATCTCGCTCCGCAGTTAATGTGACTGTCAAATGGGATGGAGCACCAGCAGTGTTTGCAGGTATTGATCCTTCTGATGGTAAGTTCTTCGTTGCGAAGAAAGGTATCTTCAACAAGAACTCTAAGGTCTATAAGACTAAAGCGGATGTTGATGCAGATACAAAAGGTGATTTGAATATAAAAATGAATTTGGCATTGAAACATCTGCCATCTATGAATATTAAAGGAGTGATACAAGGTGATTTCCTCTATGCGAAGAAAGATATTAAGAAAATACAGATTGATGGTGAATCGTATATTACTTTCCATCCTAATACGATTGTTTACGCTATACCAGCGAAAAGCAGGCTTGCTTCTGAAATCCTCAGATCCGAGATCGGTGTGGTTTGGCACACTAACTACAGAGGAAAATCTTTTGAATCAATGCAAGCGTCTTTTGGAGAGAAGATTGCAAGCACTCTCAAAGCGTCCAGATCAGTCTGGTCAGTAGACGCAGTATATAAAGATGTAAGTGGTAATGCCACAATGACAAAAACAGAGACAGATGCAATTACTCTACTATTATCTGCCGCTGGTAAACAGTTTAATAAAGTAAACAAAGCAACGTTTGATGGCATAACAGAGAACGAAGAACTGCTTACAAGAGTTAAAACATATCTAAACGTAAAAGTACGTGCAGGTGAAAAGATTACAGATCCATCCAAGTTTGTCACAGATATGGTAGACTGGATATATGAGTATTACCAAAAAGAAATTGACAAGTTGAAGTCAGAGAAGGGTAAAGCCGGCAGGACTGAAAGAAGAAAAGAAGTAATGTCATACTTTTCTAACGTTGATAAGTCGCAGATCGTGGCACTTTTTGAGTTATACAATATGATCGTAGAAGCAAAACTTAAGATTATAACTCAGCTGGACAAAGCGAAATCTGTGGGAACATTCCTTAAGACTAAAGATGGATACAAAGTCACTGAGCAAGAAGGATTTGTCGCTATTGATCGCATAGGCAGAAATGCTGTAAAATTAGTTGACAGATTAGAATTCAGTAAAGCAAACTTTTCTCCCGAATATATTAAGGGATGGCAGAAGTAAGTCATTCACCGCATCACGGGTATTCGGATTTAGCATCACAAAAAATCACTTTTCGTGTATAAATAAATGTGTCAACAAGATTGACATAACACAACATACACATAAGGAGATGAATGTGACACAAATGGTACTTACTGCCGCAAGCTTTCTCAATCTATCATTCATCGTAGACATTTACATGAACGTAATGAAGCGATGGTCTGATCGAAGAGAAGTTAAAAGAACAATCAAAGAATTAAACAAACTTACAGACCGTGATCTAAGAGATTTAGGTATTAGTCGTGGAGAAATATATTCCGTAGCCATCGGAGCATGGAGCAGAGATTCTGAAATTCGAACAAATAAAAACTTACGGGGGTGGGTCTAATGACAACTTTAGTAAGCAACTATGTATTTTCACCTTTATCGGGATTGTGGTCTTCACTAGATCGGTATTCGCAGATGCTGGGTTACTCACGGGCAGCGGCGGAACTCGCAAGGCAGGGCTATCACGAGGAATCCAAACAGTGCATGATGTATCTCAAAGAGGTCATGTCCAGTAAATGATAAATAGACTATGAAGTCTAACAAAAAGCAGGCTTCATGCCTGCTTTCGCTTTTATAAAGGAGAATAATATGAATTGGTTAAAAAACAGATTAATGGAACGCACATCTTGGGATGGTGGAGTTCTTATCGCAGTTGGTGTAGTCGCCCTCATGTTTCAAGGTCTAATTGGTTGGGCAGCGTATGGCGCAATTGCTTATGGTATCTTTACGTTAGTTAAATCAGAGGACTAATTATGAATTTCGTTGATATGACAAAGCGTGAGTTAGAAGATTATGGTCGCACAGTTGGCATTGAATTGGATAGAAGACTTACCAAATCCGTGCTAATTGAACAGCTTAATGATCACCTCGCAAATGATGAATTGAGTGATCCAGTATATGTGGATGCAGAAATCGAAGAAGAAGATTTTCCTTTTATGCCGGAAGAAATGCCAACCATTAAAGAAGAGCCTGTAGATCCTTTGGTTGCAATTCAAGCAGAAAAGGACGCAAGGCGTGGCATTCAAAACTATTCAGAAATGCTACGTCAAGCAGAAGAAAAGTATCAGATACTAAAAGACAAACGTGTCAGTGCTGAGGTATTAGAACTAGAAGCACTCACAGAAGTAGAGGTTGCTAGAAAAAACCTAGCTAGTGTCCAGAAAGCATGGGAAGACAGTAAGGAACTACTGTAATTTATAAATAGTACATAACATATTGTTGTAGTAAGACTACGGTAAACCTACGATAGAGGAAAAGAAATGCAAGACGATTCTATGGAAAATCCAGAGGCAAACTCTGGTGAAGAAACGACTTCTAAAAAGAAGACGGATAAGACAGAGAAGTCAAAGAAGGCTTCGAAGAAAGTAAAAGATGAACTCTTAGTGAAGAACGCCATTGAGGTCAATCCCAAGCTTGAAGAAGCTCCAAATAAGACAGTAGTTTTGGGTTGGGGCAGAATGAATCCAATTACTGTTGGACACGAAAAGCTAGTCAACAAAATCAAATCTGTCGCAAGATCAGAAGCGGCAACACCGCTGATCTATGTTTCTCATAGCCAAGACGCTAAGAAAAATCCTCTAGAGTACGATGATAAGATCATGCTTGCAAAGAAAGCATTCGGCAACATCATTGTAAAGTCCAATGCTCGTACCATCATCCAAATCATGCAAGAGTTACAGAAGAAATTCTCTAAAGTAATTCTCGTTGTTGGTCAAGATCGAATCAAGCAATTCGATGAACTACTTAATAAGTACAACGGCAAAGACTACAACTTCGACAATATTTCTATCGTGTCTGCTGGTGCCCGTGACCCAGATTCTGAAGGTGTTGAAGGCATGTCTGCATCTAAGATGAGAGCCGCAGCCTCACAAGGCGATTTCAAAAAATTCAAAACAGGTCTACCTCGAAGACTCCAATCAGATGCACAAGATGTATATGACATGGTACGTGGCGGCATGAAGATCGCTGAGATGCTAGAACTCGATGAAGCACTAACTATTCAACAAAGACGCATGAGAGCAATCACAATGCGTAAGTACAAGTCTAAGATTGCTCAAGGTCGCAGACGTATGGCGAAGAAAGCCGCTTCAATGGACAAGTTGAAGTTACGTGCAAGAAAGGCTGCCATTAAAATCATTCGTAAGAAAGTTGCAGGAAAGAAGGGTGAGAAGTATAACAGTCTATCTCCTTCTGAGAAGATGCTTATTGATAAGAGAGTGGCAACAAAGAAATCTGCAATTGACAGAATTGCAAAGAAGTTATTGCCTAAAGTTAGAAAAGCAGACCTTGCTAAACTATCAGGTAAGAAGAGTGTTAACGAAGAATTTGAGTCATTCTTATTGAATGAAGAGTTCACTGCACTATTCGAAGAACCTACTACTGGACAAGACCCAGACATCAAGGATAAGAAGGGCACACAGCCTGCGGTATATTACAAGGGTTTAGCCAAGTCAACCAAAGATAAGCGTGACGCACATTTCAAGAAGCATGGTAAAAAAGATGATGATGATAACTCAGCATACAAGCCTGCACCAGGTGATGCAGAAGCAGAGACTAAGCCATCGAAGCATACCAAACGATATCATCAGATGTTTGGTAAAGAAGGCGCAGTTAAATTAGATCGCCGTTTTCGTGCATTTCGTACACGTAAGGAAGAAGTTGAACTAGCTGAAATCTCTATCAATACAGATGCCGAGAAGCGACTTAAGAAACAACACAAAGACGAAAGACAGAACTTATCTAAAGAGCATGAGCGTGAAATGGACGGACTGCTTACTAGAGAGTTACGCAAGAAAATCACAAGCATCAATAAAGAAGAGTTTGAGTCCGACAAAGCACTCATCGATTTTATTGAAGAAACTACTAACGACATCTTTGATCAAGTAATACTAGACGAAGCAAAGGGCAATGAGGGCTTAAAGAAGAAAGCAGAGAAGTCTGGAATGCCATTAGGCATTCTACGTCAAGTTTATAACAGAGGCATCGCCGCTTGGAAAACTGGTCACAGACCTGGTACGACTCCACAGCAATGGGGCTTTGCACGTGTGAACTCTTTCATTACTAAGCAATCAGGTACATGGGGTAAGGCAGACAAAGACCTTGCTGACAAAGTACGTGGATCTTCTAAGAAAGAATCAGTAGAAGAGGGCGCAGTTTCAGCCGCACAACGTGCCGCTATTGCTATCTCTAAGAAAGCCAAAGCTGGCAAGCCTGGTTACGATAGCGAAGGTAAGTCTTTGAAAGAAGATGATCCGTGCTGGGATTCTCATGAACAAAGAGGCATGAAAAAGAAAAACGGTAAGCTAGTGCCTAACTGTGTGCCTAAGAATGAAGGTGCAGAAGTCTATGTAGTTAAGAAAGGACCTTACCAACGTAAAGTCGATGGAGCTACTGCTGATAGAATGAAGAAGCAAGGCTGGAGAATTGTTGCACGTGAATCAGTCGAAGAGCGTAGCGCCGAAGACATTATGTTCGAAGAGCATTTGAAAAGTTCTGGAGCCGACCCTAGGCTATTCACAGAGAGAAGTACGCAAGACATTATCAGGTCTAAGCTTGGATCGATTGC